CAGCAGATCATTTAATTTTGTTTGCAAGTCTTCAAGTTGAAACTGCTCTAACAAATGACCAATCCGATGCTACTGTAGACCTCGGTCTAGCAGGGGGAGATGCTGACTACTTTGTAGATGGCTTTGACATTGACGGTGCTTCTGCAGGTGCTTACGCTGCAGTGGACGATGCAACAGCAAGAGTTCCACTCATCGTAACAGCAGATGGCTCGTTAAAGTTAACATTTGCAGGTACAGCGAGTACCATTAGTGCAGGTATAATTCGTGTGTTTGCAGTGTGTATGCCTATTGAGGGCAACCTAAGTAGACCTACGGATGTTGACAGGGATCAACTAGCCTAAATTAAAACTTAGGGGGCAGGTTAAAAGTGAAAGCTTGCCCTCTATTTTAACATAAGGAAAGAATAATGGCAGATACAGTCACAAGTCAGACAATACTAGATACACCTTACAGATTAGTTATGAAGTTTACAAATGTAAGTGACGGTACAGGAGAGAGTGCCGTTAAGAAAGTAGATGTAAGTGCATTTACTGCAGGTGAACAAGGTGCAACATGCACAGGTGTAACAATAGATAGAATACATTTTGTAAATGACGGAATGAAAGTACAGATACTTTGGGATGCAACTACAGATGTAGAAGCATACAAACTATTAGATACTGAAGGATACTATGACTTCTCTAGCTTTGGGGGTCTACAAAACAATGCAGGTTCAGGTAAAACAGGTGATATCATGTTTACAACCGTTGGAGCTGCAAACACAGAAACATACAACATCATACTAGATATGACAAAACAATCCTAAAAAGGATATATTGAATGGCTTATAATTTTCTTGGCTTAGTAAATGCAATGAACAGAAGGTTGAATGAGGTAGAACTTACTTCATCTAATTTTGCTACAGCTACAGGTTTTTACTCACAAGCTAAAGATGCAGTCAATGCTGCCATTAGATATATAAATCAGTCAGAGTATTTTTGGTCTTTTAATCATACCACAAAAGAGCAAACACTGGTTGCTAACACAAGCCGTTATGCTTTTCCCACAGATGCCAAAGTAATTAACTTTAACACATTTCGTATTAAAGAGAATACTACACTAGGCAATTCCACCACACGCCTTACAGAAATTGTATATGAAGATTATTTAGATAGATTTGTAGACCAAGAATACAATTCATCTACTGGTCAAGGTGTACCTAGACATGTAGCACAAGCACCTGACTTAAAATTTATTATGACACCAGAGCCAGATAAAGCATATGAACTGGTATTTGAATATTATACCTTTCCAACAGATTTGTCTGCAACTACAGATGCTCCAACAATTCCAGAAAGATTTCAACATGTTATTGTAGATGGTGCAATGCACTATGGTTATCTATTTAGAGGTAACACACAAGATGCTATGGTAATGAAAGAAAAATTTGACGAAGGTATTAAATATATGCGTTCACAGCTTATAAACAGAACCCCATATGTAAGATCATATATGCTTACTGGTAATACAGGTGGAGTAAGTACTGGTTTTAGTTCTGTATTTAATATCTAAAGGCTAACACAATGGATGCATGGCAAACCTATCCAGTTGAGTTTCGTGGAGGTCTTATAACAAACCTCTCGCCTTTGCAACAAGGTACAAACGCACCGGGGAGTGCAAGAATACTACGTAACTTTGAACCCTCTGTTGAGGGTGGTTACAGACGGATTGAGGGATTTGATAAGTACGATAGTAATATTATTCCACCATATGGCTCACCTGTGGTACATGGGGCGAGTCAATCTGGAACAACATTAATAATAGGTGCAATACACACTACACCAGTTGCAGGTGATACTTTAGAAATAGCAGGAGTTAGTGGTACTTATACAATTGCATCTGGTGGTGTTAGTTATGATGCTACAAATAATAGAGCTACATTAACTCTTTCAACATCGTTAGCAAGCAGTCCTGCAAATGCAGCAGTTGTAACCTTTAAAACAACAACATCTAATTATGTGACTATAGGTGTTGCATCATGGGAAGACAGCGCAATTGTTTGTAAAAATGCTGACATATTTAAAAGTGGTGGTAGTGGCTTTACAAAAATTAACGTACCTGACTACGGCACTCCACTTGTAAATGCAGGTAGTCAAACTGGTAGCAGTCTAGCAATTGATGGTTTAACTTCTGCTCCACAAGCAGGTGACGTATTTAAAGTTGCAGGTATAGACAAAGTATATACAGTTCTAGCAAATGCCACAGTTTCATCAGGTGGTGCTACCCTGTCAATTAATCCTGCACTTGCAAGTAGTCCTGCTGATGATGCAGTAATTACTTTCTTATCAACAAGCAGAGAGGGTGCTAACAAAACTAGATTTGCTAAGTATAACTTTAGCGGCACAGAAAAGATTGCACTTGTCGATGGTTTAAATGAACCTGCACTTTATGACAACGCTACATTTACAGTTTTATTGGATGCACCTACAGATGTAATTGGTGCAACTTTTGTGGCAGAAGTTAAGAATCATTTATTCTTTGCCAAAGGTTCTACAGTAACATTTACTGCACCGTATTCAGATACAGACTTTTCGGTAGCAAATGGTGGGGGAAATATAAATGTTGGTGGCACAGTTACTGCACTGGCTGTATTTAGACAACAGTTAATTATCTTTACAGAAACGAGTATCCATCAACTAACAGGTAATACCGTTGCAGACTTTAATTTACAGCCAATTACAACAGACATTGGATGTATTGATTCAGACACTGTACAAGAAATAGGTGGTGATGTAATGTTTCTTGGTCCTGATGGATTAAGACTCGTTAGTGGAACAGACAGAATAGGAGATTTTGGATTAGCTGTCGTATCTAAAACAATCCAAGATACAATGACAAGTTTTATTTCTGCTAATACGTCATTTACAAGTTGTGTAATTCGTGAAAAGTCACAGTATAGAATACTTGGTTTTAACAACAATATTACGGAAGAAAATGCTCAAGGTATACTAGCAACACAGTTTGCTCCTCAAGGTGGTGATAACATGGCTTGGGCAGAAACACGAGGGATAAGAGCTAACGTAGCAGACAGTAACTATAATCAGAATACAGAGGTAGTGCTGTTCTCACATGACGATGGCTACTTATATCAGATGGAAAGTGGCAACTCATTTGATGGTGCAAATATTAAAACTACATTCGCTACGCCACACATGCCTATAAGTGACCCACGTAGAAGAAAGACATTTTATAAACTGTTTTTATATACTGACCCTCAAGGTAGTGTTTCATTTAATGTGAGTCTAAAACTAGACTTTGATAGTCAAGGTACTATTCAACCTGCACCACTTAGTATCTTAAATACACAAGGAGTTGTTGGTTTTTTTGGAACAGGCACATTTGGTAGTACAAAATTTGGTACAAAGTTGCTTAAACTATTTGAAGCACAAGTTGTAGGTTCAGGATTTACAGTATCATTTCAGTTTGATTCAGATGACACAAACCCACCCTACTCAATTGATGCACTGACAGTTGAATACGGATTGAACGATAGAAGGTAAAAATTATGGGAACAGGCTACACTAGAACCGATACCAGTAACAATATTGCTGATGGTAATATTATAAACGCTTCTGACTTTGATGGCGAATATGATGCCATTGAAGCTGCCTTTAACAGTAGTTCAGGACACACACACGATGGTACATCAAGTGAAGGTGGTCCTGTTACAGTGCTTGGACCTGCTCAAGACTTTGTAGCAAGCACCACAGAGATTAAACCTAAAACAAACAACACACTTGATATTGGTACATCAGGACTAAAGTTTAAAGATATGTTCCTAGCAGGTACAGCTAATCTTGTAAACGTAACTACTACTGGTGATGTTACTTTAACAGGTGCAGCAAACAACATTGTGTTTGATGCTAGTGATAATGCACTAGAGTTTGCAGATAGTGCTAAAGCTACTTTTGGTGCAGATGCCGATTTACAAATATTTCATGATACATCAAATAGTATTATTAGAGATTCAGGCACAGGTAAACTTGCATTAGACGGTAGCACAGTTGAAGTCAGAAAAAATGATGGCTCAGAGGTTATGGCACAATTCGTAGAGGATGGTGCTGTAAGTTTGTATCATGACAATTCTGTTAAACTAGCAACAACAGCAACAGGTATTACAGTTACTGGCAGTATTGCCTTGGATGGACTACATCTTGACGATAGTGAAAAACTTACATTTGGAAATAGTTCTTCACCAGACCTAGAAATATTCCACGACAGTAATAATAGTTTTATTAAGGACACTGGAACTGGGGCTTTAGTAATAAGTAGTAATCAA